CTCATCGCTCTTGCTTTTGCAATTGGCACGCATTTTGGATATTTTTTTCTTTTTTCGCCACCACTTCTTCCACACTTCGGGTATGAACCATCTGGCCGCCTGTTTGCAATATCGACCCAGTTCTCTTGTACCCATGATCTTAAACCTTTTTTAGCCATTACGAATTCTTTCCGTAAGCTCTACCTTTTCCTTTTTTACAGATACCACCACCTTTATACATTTGTCTTGGGCTAGCAGTTCCACCCATAGCTTTTTTAGCTCTTTTCTTTCCTCCTGGTGTAACTTTACCTGAACAAACTGCAGAAGCATACATATTAGCATATGCTGATGGATACACTTTAAATTTTCGCTTCGCTGCGGCTTTACCTCTTGGACAAAGTTTTGCCATTATTTTTTTCTCGCTGTTTGTCTTGCTCTCGCAAAGTCAGATGCTTTTGGTGCACCTTTGGCACCTTTCTTTCGCATCTTACCGCCACGTTTACGTTTAGCGTGAATGTTTGCATATAGACCTGGACCTGCCATTACTTTTTTCCTCCACCAAATACTCGACCACCTTTTTTCATGTAGCCCATTTTGTTTCTAACTTCTTGTGGTAATCTTCTTAAACCTTTTCCTTTTTTGCCTGGTGGTGGTGGTTTTAAACCTGATCGTCCCTGTCTTCTTGGTTGTTCTTCTTGTGTTTTAACTTTACCACCTCTAGCAAATCTTTTTTTACCTTTTTTATTCATCTCAATTATTTTTTTAATACCAGGATAGTCTTTTGCTTTACCTATACCAATAGCTATCTTTTTAACTTTAATTGGTTTTTTCATATTTTTTCTCATGAGTTCTCCTTATTTTTTTAAATCTTTTCCTTTACTATAACCAGATTTTGTTACTTTTTCACCTGCTAATTTTTGAGTAGTTTTTCTTAATTTAGTTCTAGCAGGATCTATATCTTCTTCCATTTTTTGAAAGGATCTTTTCATTCTACCTTTTGCTTTATCTGCTTTTATATTTGCATCTCTCAATACTCTTTCTAATTTAGATTTAGCTGGTTTAAATTTAAATGGATTTACAGTTTGACCTGTAGTTTTTTGCTTACCAAAAAACTTTTTACCTGCAAACATAGCTAATTTTTTTAACATTATTTTTTACCGTTCCTAAATATTTGAGTTCCTTTTATACCATATATACTCGCCACGACAAGGATCCACAAATTAGTGAACCATGACGGCAGTGTTGAGAAATATTCGAAGAATAATTTTACTTTGTCCATAGCAGTTGGGTCTTCTGATATAACTGCCCAAGCAAGCACCACGATCGGCGCCGAGAGGACGAGCAAAACGAATTCGTCTTTCCAGTCCGATTGTCTAGCCTCTAGTAATTTACCTTGGTAAGCTTCCTCACCCTTGGCCATACGAGAAGCGTGCATGTGTTGTGCATCAGCCATGGCCATTTTAGTTTCTTGGCGTTTTTTGTAAATGTGCGTTGCAGCATTTAATCCAAGCTTTAGGGCACTAAACCACATAACTAGTCCTTTAGTTTTTTTGGCTTTTGAGTTTTAAAAAGAGTTCCATCTTTTCTTAAAGCTCTTTTTTGGGTAGCTAACATATCTCTATATCGTTGAGTACGACCAATTCTTGCGTATGTGTCAACGTCTTTGGGTCCTATTCCTTTGCCTCTTTTTTCAACTCTCTTGTTTAATTGATCAACAGCTTTCGGACCAGGAAACTTTTTAGATTTTTTAAAAAGTTTTTTAGCAATTGCACCCATTCCTTTGGTAATTAAAGTCATAATTTTGTTATCCTTATAATTAATATAGTTTAGCTTGTCTTTTTTTCTCTGCAAGCATTCCTTTTTGGCCTTTGACCTCAAAAGATTGTGTTTCTTGTGGGTTAGTCACTTCAATTTCTACACCACCAGTTTTAAAACCATCTTTGTTAAGAAATTTATCGTGATTAACTTCTACTTTGCTAGCGTTTTTCACTTTTTTCATTTTTTTCTCCGTTTTTTATTTATACCAGCCTCAGAAAGAGCAATTGCAATCGCTTGTTTACGATTTTTTACTTTTTTCTTCGAACTACCAATATTGAGAGTACCTTTTTTGTACTCTCGCATTACCTTCTTAACCTTTTTTTCACCTTTTGTCATCTGTTTTGGCATTTTGCTTCTATTAATCATCAGTTTGTATGACTGCTTTGTTAACTCCTGCCTTTGCAAGTGATACTCCAGCCCTTAATTGAGCTAAATCTTCGTTTTGTTCAAGTTTTTCTTCTTGATTTTCTTGGTTCATCATTGCTTTCATCTTGTCAAGGTTTAATCTTTGCTCTCCTTCGTTCTTTTTACGCTCATTTTCCATAGCACGAAGGTCAACTTCTCTTGATTTTAATTTAAGTAATGGATCACCATCCATTTGTGATGTAATTTTGTTTTCTTCTTTAGCAAATTCTTGTGTCATCTCTGCAACAAGCACTGCTTTTCTACCTTCTATCTTTTCAGTAATCATTTTTAGTTGTTGTTGAGCCATTGGATCTTGTGCTGCCATTTGTTGTAGTTGTTGTAACTGCATAAATTCTTCTTTGAACTCTAATTGTATTTGTTCTTGTGCCATAATAGATATGTGTTCAAGGATATTTTTTTGTACAGCACCCATAACCATTGGTGCATTCTTAACCATGTTTAGTTGCATAAAGTTTAAGTGTGCTTCTATGTGTGCTCTGTGATCTTGACCGGGAAAAGCTTTAAAAGGTTTCATACCTAAAGCTTGAATATGTTCCATACTTGGATCCATTGGCATTGGTTGTTGAGGCGCTGGTAGTATTGCATTTATATTTTTAACACCAACAGCTTCATACATAGATCTGTATGCTTGATATAAATTATGTATTTGTGGATTAGATGTAGCTAATTGTAATTGTGTTTGTGCTAAACTAATTCTTTGTGATTGTGAAAAGATGTTTGGATCTGCGATTGGTATTATATCTACTCTATCATCAAAGTCTGATAGTTTTACATTTCTTTGTCCACCTACAACATCATATGGATAAGTTGGTGGTAAATATGTTTTAAATACATCTGCTAATAATTTAAACTCTTGTTTTAATCCAACATATAATCTTTTGTGAATACCAGACATAACTCTAGACCCACGTTCTAATATTGCAATTGTGGTTCCAACTGCTGCTTGTTGATTCATATCACCAACTTGTGCATCAGCAATAGATGCAAATCTTTGACCTGCATTTACAACTATACCTAATAATGACAATAGAACAGGTGATGGTTCTTTGAATGGTAGATTCATAAATGAATCTCTAATATTACCACCAGGTGCATCTACATCTCTAAACTCACCAGGTTGTAATGGTTGTGCATCATCTCTAATTCTAATACCTCTAGTTTTAAAACCAGCAGGTAAATTAGATAATGTACCTGCATCTAGTAATTGTCTTAATGCAGATGTTGCAGTTCTTGTTAATCCACCAATCATGTGTATTAAACCAAAACCATAAAATCCTAAACCAGGTAAAAATTTAAAATGTACAAAAAAATTCTTTTTAGTTTTCTTGGGATCAGTTGCTTCATAGTTTCTTCTGATAGATAAAACTTGTCTTGATCCTTCTTCTACAGTTACAACGTATGGAAGTTTGATACCTGTTGGTTCACCTCCCATCATATCTTCAAAACCTTCTAAATCTAAATTAACATGACACTCTAACAAAGTATAAATGTCATCTTGTTTATTTTGTCTAATACCTTCTATCTCTTGTTCTTTTTTTGCAATCTCATCGGTGGACATTGCAGGTTGAGCAAGATCTATATCTTTGTAAAAACCACCTACTTGTTGTTTTCGTAAATCATTCTCTGACATTTTAATTACATGAACAACTGCTTCTGCATCATCTAAACTTGTAGCTGAGTAGGGTACTACCAAATCGTCGGCAGGTATGAATTTAGAAACCGCCCTACCCAATAGATCGTCATAAGAGACTTTCTTAAAAGTTGACCCGCTAAGAGGGAGATAGAATAGCATCTGATCAAACTCTGGTTCGTATTCTTTCATCTGGTCCATGATTTGGTAATTCATAAAATCTTTTACTCTGTTTGCTTGATCTTGTTTTGCAGGTGTTTGCAAACCTAATATCTGAGTTCTTACAGGGCCATCTGCTGGTAATAATTCTTTATAAGCTTGTGCTTGAAACTGTGTTGCTGCTTCTGCTAGAACAGGGTGATTAACACCACTTGCGCCTTTGAAAGGTTCTGTTCTTCTTTCGTATTTAAATCCTAAAAGATCTAAACCATTTCTGTATGTATCTTCCCAATCTTTTCGAGAAGATCTATAATCCATATAATCATTTACTAATTTAGAACCAAGAGGATCTAAAACATCATCATCTAATAATTCTGCTAAGTTTTGAAAATGAGATTGTGATTCTACTTGTTGTGGTTGTGGATCAAAAGATATTTCTGCTCCACCATCTTCTGTTTGAATTATTTCTGGCTCACCTTCTTTTGGTGTAGCTTGATCTTCTATTGATGCTTCAGCATCATTTACATCTTCTAATTTAATATCTTCTGGTTGGTTAGGTAATGATTTATCTATTTCTGCCATTTGACTATCCTATTTTCTTTTAAATAAACTTTCAACTCCCGATGACATAGGACCCCTCTCTGGCGGTATTGTATCAGTTAAATCAGTTTTTACAACCCCACCGTTCTTGAAAAACAGGCTCATTATACCTGGTAGTTCTTCAAGCATCATATATAAACCTTGATATAAAGCCGAGTCTCTTTTGGCTTTATCTAATTTCATTTCTGGTTTTGATTTTACAGATCCACCTTTATCATAGTCTGTTCTTCCTCTGCCTGTTCTATTACTTACGGGACCACCAGTTGTTGCACCAATACCAAATCCTCCTCCAAAATCATAAGATTGTTGGCCATCACTACCTCGTCCATAATCAATTGCTCCATATCTTTCTCTTCTTGCTTTCTCTGCTGCTGCTGCCGCTTTTGCTTTTGCGGCTGCCTCAGCTGCTTTTTTAGCTGCCAACGCATCTTTAGCCGCTTGTAATGCTTTGTCTGTAACTTTTTGTCTAGCTTTATTTACGAATATATTTTTCATAACATCCAAGACTCCCGCTCCTTTGGCAACTTTTCCAACACCAAGAATCGCTGACACTGGATCGAGAAAAGCGGTCTGTCCTTCTATATCTGAAAATCTATCAAACAAAGGTCCAGAAGCTCCAACCATTCTTTCATAAGCACTTGATAAGGGATTTTCTGCTTTATAGGCGTCTATAAAACCAGATACACCTGAACCTGGTTTCATTCTTTGTGTAGCTTGAATTGCATCGTATGGAATACTCATAATTCCTGCTGTGGCTGGGGCTAATACATCTTTTATAATACCACCAGGTAAGTTATCTACCAGATCTTTTGTAGCCCTAATGTTATAATCTTTTTGTGTAGGTGAAGTTGCTATTATATTTTGTAGATCACCTTCTGGAAAAAGTTTTTCTGATATTGCCATATTAATTTTTTGTTTTACCTTTAGATTTTAAATATTCTTTAGCTTCTAATTTTTTTTGTTTATTATATTTTTCTAATTGTTTAACAGCTCTGCTGGCTTGATCTGTATTTGATTTATTAAACCTTTTAGATTTAACAAAATTTTTCATAGCTGTTTCTAAAGCTTCGCCTTTTCTAATTTTAAATTCTTGTCTCTTTAAAGTTTTATCTTTGCCTTCGTAAGCATCATCTAAAAAATTTTTTATTCTTGTTTTTAATTTTTTAAATCCTTCGTTTTTTACTGCTTCTCTAATTACTTTACCTGTTTTAATTAAACCACCTGCTAGATATCTTTTTCTGTACATTAGTAGTACCTTCCATCAAAATTATTTTGTTCTAGTGGATCATCAACAGCATCTTCTGGATGGCTTACAAAACCACCTTGTCTGAATCTCATAACTGCTTGTGTCATAGAATCGACAAGATCGTCATGATCTCCATAAGGAAACGCTGCACACTCTTCAATAACCTCTTCAGCAAATTTTTGCTCAGGAGCCCAAATCTGTCCACTCTCAAATAACGGCGCCACAGCGTTTACCCTAGCATGCTTATCGTTTCCTTTGCTAGGACTAAAATTTACCACAGGTATGTTCATCTTACGCAATTCGTAAGTCAAAGGCAACCCTGAAGCCTTAGATTCTATCACAACTGTCTCAGGTTTCCAATAGTCGTATTGCTCTTTGGCCACTCTTTTTAACTCTGGAAATTCATACCTGCCTTTCAATGCATCAAGTAAAATTAAGTTCGGTCCGCTATCCTGTGTTGGATAAAAGACTCCCCATGTTGTAATTGCACTGTAATCAGCTGTCTCCTTTTTTAAAAATGCTGTATCGTATGATTGAATAACGTGATGTAGTTTAGGTATATGATCTTCATCCCACACGTTCCACCATTCACGTTTCACGATCGACCCTTCTTCTGACGTTGGATTCTGCATCCATTGTGCATTCCATTTAGCCACGGACAACGAAGCTTTGACTCTTTCAAGTTCGTCAAGTTTCCAATACTCTGGCCACACAGGTTTTCCTGATGGTAAAATTGCGGGAAATTCTACGACATGCCATTCATCAGATTTAATTTCTTTTTGACTTCGAAGTAATGCACCGGTTAAATCTTTATTGTTCCATCTAGTCATAACAAGTACAATAGATCCACCAGGTTGAAGACGTTGTCTTGGTCCTGATGTATACCAGTCATAAGCTTTTTCTAAAGCAGCACCATTCATTGCATCTTGTTCT